CCGTCTTTACCAGAGGAGAAATTATTATAGGTCGTTTCACCCGTAATAGTGCCGGGGTTCTGCACAACCCGAAGATACTGGTATTGATTGACCATGTAGAGGTTATCCATTTCCAGATCATCAATGTTGCGTGTAGCAATGGGCTTTTCACACAAGACAGGACAGTCTGTTGCTTCGACTACCTCTATTAGATTCATAATGTGTTGTTGCGTTGGAGTAGCAACGATGACCGCGTCTGGGTTTGATCTCTCGATCACCTGCCCTAGGGAAGCATCCCAAGGATGATCAAAGTGCAAACACTCATGGCCTAGATATTTCAGGATACTAACGTAACGACTCCCCATGTTTCCATGTGAGCCAACCACTAAGACGCGCATGCTATTTCCTCAACGATAGGCCGAAGAGTTTGAGTCAATGCAACCCGAGAGAAGAAGAAGCTTGGATCGTTTGACATGCATTCGATCCCCTCTTTCGAAGTTCTTAAACACTCGTGAAGCTTTTCGCCTGGCCTAATGCCTACTGTTCGAATGTCGTATTCCTTTTCAAGAATCTTCGCCGTCGTATCTATCACGTTTACAACCGACGCTGACTTGATATCAGGTGTTGAGAGCTGTGGCGATTGCGGCGATAACCCGCGAGTTAAAACAAACTGTGCTGCGGAATCTTGAGTCATCCAAAACCTTGTCATGCGAGGATCTGTCACGGGCACAGCTTCGCCCTTGAGGATGTGCTCGACTATAACGGGGAGAAAGGAGCCCCTGGAAGCCAACACGTTTCCATAACGACAAACCACGTTGTTCGGATCTCTCATGACCAGGTCTTCGGCTAACGCCTTAGATTTTCCATAAGCGTTGATGGGATAGGCGGCCTTGTCTGTGGAGGTAAAAACGACGCGGTTGATTTTGTTCAAACGCTGAGAATGGAGAATGTTATCAGTACCCAAAAGATTGGTTTTAAGAGATTCATCGGGGTTGCTCTCAAGTGTATCAACGCATTTAAGGGCGGCGAGATGAAAGACCAAATCAACCCCCCTAGAGGCTTCAATGATTCTATCTCTGTCTCGAACGTCACCAAGGTAAAGAGTGAGTGATTCGTGTTCGGGGAGCTGGCGTTGTTTTTGTTCGTCTCGACTATAACCGATGACCTCATGTTTTGTTTCCAACAAGTAGGGATAGAGTTTGCGCCCTAAGGTGCCAGTGATGCCCGTTATAAGAACTTTCACTCGGCTTCCTTGATGCTTCTGAAAAACACGGCGTTCGGATCGATTGCAGCAAAATGCTTTTTATCATCGAACTTGCCTATGAACTTATCGATGCGAGAAGAGAGTTTGTAGCAGAAAAAGGTTGCTAGCCCTAGACCTGTGAGGGTCGCGGCGTGAAGCGATGCCAAAATCCAGACTTCCATATTCTACCTTCTACTTGAGTTATCTACTTAGCCTCAATGTAGACCGTATGACGGGGGGTAGAAAAGACGCCACGAGTTAAAAGAAGTGTGATTTGTACTTGGGATCCAACACGTAGGCGAGAGCCATGAGTGTGACGACGTGAGAGATGAAATAGGGTGTGCTCATCCACATGGAAATGTAAGCGACATGTAATACAAGTAGTTTTTGGGCCAGCTCTCTCATAGTCTAATTATAACACATTGTGTCGCAATTTCAATCCTTTTTCTCGTGGGTGATTCTGTGCTTTTTACCGTCTGGAGTGACGACTTCAAACACAGGGATTGACGCGTTGATTTCCTGTTCAATCTTATCCTTCCAACCGCGTACGTTCTTGAGGGTGAATATTAGGCATGCTGAGTTTGCGCCCTGAAGTTTCCCGGCAGCGGCGGACCTGTTAAGGCGCTCCCAAAAGAGTTCAAGCTTGGGTTGACCAATCTCTTTGGCTTCCTTCCATTCGGGGTATTCCTTTTCCCATGTGTACAGAGTCGAGCGGGTCACGTTAGCAACGCCCGCAAAGGCTGAATAAGTAAGTCCTTCCCCCATGTGTTCAATGAGTTTGTTGCAAAGGTCGGGCGTGTATTTGAGTTTATTTGGCATTTTTTTTGTGTTCCTCTCTGAGGATCATGGGAACAGTGTTTCTCCAGCTCACAGAGTGGTGCATTCTTGGACCGCTGCCGCCATTGATTTCCTTAACTTTTACTGAAGATGGTTGGTGAATGACTGTATAAAACGCCTTCACATAGGTACCATACTTTTTATAAAGATCTGTTATCCCTCCCTTGTTTTTTTGGGTTATTCCCTGTACTAAACTCACGTGGTTTGTTGTAAAAAACAGTTCACCGCGGGAGCCCTGAAGGGTATAGGTGTTTACATCCTCGTTAAATGTACCCAAAAAACACACAGGGTTTTCTGTTGAACAAACAAAGGAGTTCATACACTTTCTTTTTATTGTTATTTGCTTAGCAAATTCACAGCCATGACCCCCGATAAAGTCTCCGCCCTGAGCCATTGCTACACTTTTAGCCCCTGTGCTCTGTAAAAACCTTGTCATTGCCTTAAATACGGCATCAATATTTTTTACACGGATTGGGCGGCGTTGATACCTTAGATCTTTATTAAACCGAAACTCAAAACAGGTATAGTCATCATCAAGTTGAATGAAATGTTTTATTTTTAATTCCCTTGCTATTTTAAAACAAGCATTCCTTGCATGGGTTATTGTTTGGGTTTCTCCGAAATTGTCGGCACTATCAAAATGTTCAGCAGCAGCCCGTTTATCAAAAACAACTACTTGAGAGGGGTATTTTTTAAGATATTCATCTTTGCATTTGTCCAGGTCATCAACAATCAAATAAGTAGGCCCTGTATACCCGCACTCTGCTAGTGTTTTTATGGTTTTTATGTTGTTGGGGCGTCCGTGGGTTAAAACAAAAACCGCAAAATCAACCATTCTTCACTCCGGACAGGGCTCTTTGCATGTCTTTGGTTAGGGTTGCAAACCCTTCTTCGATAGCTTTATCTAGATCAATAACAACGAGAGCAGAGGCCTCCATTAGTTCTTGCAGATCCTTGTTTGAGTGTGCATAAAACTCTGCAATTTTCTCATAAGAAAAGACAGTGTGCCTTTGTGCAGCAGCTATTAAAAACAGCTCAACTTCTTTTGGGAGCCCTGCTGCTTCTATTTTTTTTGTCAGCTTCTTTGTTTTGGTAGCATCATATAGCTCACTTGTTTTTGGGTTGTCCCCTTTTATTTCATAAATTGGTGTTTTGGTTTCAAGTGAATACTCGTTGTTTTTGTCTATATCCTCAGGGAGCATAAACCCATCTATCCCAAGCAAATCAAAATCCTCTATCTCATCTTTCAACCGCCTAGCATCTTCTATGATCATGTTTTCATCGCTGGCTGCTTGCTCGGCTAGTTTGTTGTCCGCTACCATATCGGCGTATTCTTTTGCTTCTGACTCGTAAGCTTGAAAATCAACTGGATACTTCTTAACTCCGAGAGCTTGTGCAGCCATTAATCTACCGTGGCCTTTGACTATGAACCCGCTTCGTTTAGAGACGACTATCGGCGAGCGAATGCCCAAACGCTTCATATTGTTTGCAAGCATCTCTATTTGTCTATCGGGGTGTTTGTTAGGATTGCGCGGATTAGGAATGAGTTCTTCGAGCGCAACTAACTTGGTATGAGCGCATTCGACGCGCTGCTTTTGGGTGTCTTCTTTCATCTACTTATAAAGCAATTATCTACTGTCCAACTTATCGGATCTTTGCACCTTTCCAGTAATCTAGCAAGTCAAGGGTAAAAGTGCGGTATTCTGTAACAGACCATCATCCCTCCCCGGCAGGGGCTCCTCCTGTCGGTACTCGCTAGCTCCAATGTCTGGTGAGTAAAAGCAGCTCGATAACGTATAAGAAACAAACAACCCCCTTGGCCAGAAGCCTTGGGGGTTTGTTTGCGAGGAACTCTTGAGTTTTGAGAAAACCAGGCGGTTGGGCCGCCCACTAATCCTATCGGCGGTTCTTCTTCCGAAGATAATCAGTTAGGGCCTCGATTACGATATCGGCCTCGCTTTTGGCTGTAAGTTCTTTCAACCTTTCGATTTTCCGCTTCATGTCATCCGGTATCCGAACGCTTAACGACTTGCCCCTCGGTTGATTCCTGGCCCTAGCGTGGAGGATGTAGGACGGCGTGTATTCAGGCTCTTTATTCTTTTTGGTTTTGAATGGCTTACTCATTTTCCTTCTCCCATTCTGACTCAAGCACTTGCTCAGTATTGCCTTCGACGATCGTCTCGCATTCCGGACAGTAGTCGATTAGGTCTTCGCCTATGCCCTGGACTTCGCTACGACACCCGCTACATATGGTTATTTCTTTACTCATTTCGCAGCCCCTTTCTTAGCAATATCAATCGTTTTTCTAACTCCGTAGTTAAGAAGCGGGTTGACTGCTGCTGCACCGAAGGCCTCGATGACATCGGCTTTTCTCAGCGTTTCTGTGGGCGTCTCCTTGAGCACGACAACGTAGCTTTTCGTTGAGAAGCTGCCGGTTTCTTTGATCCGGGCTTCAAAGGCTTCCGCACGCTTTTTGAGGTCCTTAATCTTCTGCTTGAGTCCTACCAGCTCCTTGAGTTCGACCTCTGACAAGACCTTGGTTACTGCCTTGATTGTTCTTTTTGCTTTTCTCATCAACTCCTCACTTTCTAACTACATTGTGACACAATGCAGCACAGAAGTCAATAGAGAATCTCACTTGTGGGAATTTCGCTTATTCTGCCTTCAGAGCGCTAACCACCTAATTCTATTCCTTTTTCTTCTCTTTTTTGGTCTAAGAATCGGATGGTGGCCTCTAGGGTATAAAACACCTTGTCCCCTTTCATCCGGTTACAAAGCTGGCAAGCGGCGGCAAAATTTAGCATCCCGTTGTTTTGTGACCAGGAAAAAGGAACCTTGTGGTCCCAGTTGAGCTTTAGCTTCACCCGGCGGCCCCTGCGATAAACAGAGGTCCCAAAAGACCTTTCACAGTAAAGACAAACGTGGCCCTGTTCTGCGAGGATGACCTTCTGTAGGTGTTTCGGGGGAATGCGGCGTTTATTTTGGGGGTTTGAAAGCCTGTAAAACCTCTCGGCGTCGATCTCAACCTCTTCCCCACAACAAAGCAGCTCCGAATCAACCACAAGAGAAAACCCGTGGCATGAACAACACCACCGCCGGAAGAGCGTTATGTTCCCATATATGGCCATGTGGCTTTCGTGCCCGGGCGGAGGCACCTTAGGTAAAGGGGGATATGTTCTGGGTTCAACAGGGAGAGACCGACCACCCTTGGGCAGCTCCTCCCATCGCCCCTGAGACTCTAAAAGCTCTCTCAATAGCGTATTTTGCCTTTTGAGTTCTTCGATCACCGCTCGCAAGTCGGCTTCTGTTTGATTCACATTTATGCCCCGCGTCCAATGAATTTGAATGGGAAGCTCACGAAAGTCAACCACCCCTGTCCGACTACGTTTTTTTGATTCCAACGCAATACAAAGCGGTCTGCTGCACGAGCGGCGCAATCTGTGGGCGGGTTACTCTGCCTTTAGAACCGGCCCTACTTCTTCGAGGCTGGCGCAGTACACAAGGGCACTTTCAAACCCACAGCAGTCGCTTGGGCCTGGTTTGCCGGTCGTCTGGTGACAGAGTACGCAGTGAAACTCCCATTTCGGAGGGAAGCTGGGAGTCTGCGTTTCATTTGTGACAGGAGTTGTCATATCTTTACCGTATCACGCATTTCGTCATACACATAACGCATCGGTTGATCGGTAAAAAAAGAAAAACCCCTTGAAGCCGGGAGCCTCAAGAGGTAGTTCTACAAATGAAAGCAACAATGATGGTTCGAAAGTCCCATCATTTTAATTACAAATCAATGCTTTTTATCCGATCCAATCCCATGGGGAGATCGGGTACTGTTTCACAACGTTTAGCGACAAGGACCGTGAAATAGGGGGTATGGGTGTAACAGCCGTATATCCGATAGGGGTCGCCAATCTTTAGCTAGAACAGACCACTAGGCACCGCGATTAAGGGCCTAGCGGAAGGCCTTGTCACTAAATGAACCATATGCCTGCCGGGGGAAACAACCCAAAATAGCCCGGCAAGGAAGAGTCGTCTAGAGAGAAATGCAAAGCGATCTAGGTAGTTATTCCTGTGCCTTAAATTTGAAAACAGGTGCGGCTTTGCACAACTTATTGAGGTAACCAATGAAGCTATGCCGAGGCTCTCGCTATTCTTTTCTAAAATTCTTCAAAAAAAAGAGGGGGGAAACGTGAATCACGTTGACGATCAAATACGCGAAATAATTAAGTCCTACAAAAGGTTTTATAAAACGAGATATGGCAAGGATCCTCTTCCTTTAGACAACTATGCAAAGACGATAATAAAAGACATTATATTCGCATATGGCTTCTCTAATGCGCAGATGCTGGTAGAGGGGTATCTATCGCAGGACGGCGGCGAGAAACAATGGTTTGTACAAAGGGGCCACGACTTCCCGACTTTGAAAAAAGATGCAGGACGGGTCTGGGCACATTGTGCGAAAAAGAATAAAACCGCGTGGATTGTGGGGAAAACCGTTGATGGGGAAGACGTCTACTCTACGAACCCGGACATCCTCAGAGAGACCCCCTATTTTCAAAAACCTGGTGTTGATCTGAAAAATGGGTGGCTTGACTAGCGTCTCAAATACAGGAGTGAGTCATCCCCACACTTGGGACATGGATCTTCGCAGATGAGGAAATTGTCTCGCCATTGGGAGAAACACATGAAGCAGATGATGAGTACTCGAATCTCTGAACTCCCAGTCTTTTGTCTGTATGGGTTGTCAGCCATTTATAATACTGAGAGGCTTCCCGCTTATTGAAGAATTGAGCTTGGATCTCTCGCTTCCCATTCTCAAGCGAATAGACCTGATATGCAATACGGTTCATGTGCACTTAATACTAGATTAGGTTCTGCTACCCCATACAAGCTCGTAACTCGTAATAGGCAGTTTTAGGCGTTGAGCCTTTTTAAGAATCTTCCTGTGCATCCAAGAGGGGATGAGGCCCTTTTCTCCCCTCTTCGGCCTTCGGACTTTCCAGTGAGATACCGCCGTAGGATTAATCCCTAGAATACGTGCCGTCTGTCGGACCCCTCCAAACGACTTAATTACGAACTCCGCTGGTGTTTGCTTCATGGTAGATCTCCCCAAGTTATCAGAGCATAGGTGTATCAAAATTGTTTACAACCTGCAAGATATTCTATAAGACACAATGCGAGGTGTCTATGAGCGATGAAAAGAAGATTGATCTGGAAATCCTGAAACTTCAAGCTGCTGAGAGAAAAGCAAAGGGCGAGTTCTACGAAGCCATGGGCAAAGTCCAAAAGGAACTCAAGACAGTGCAGAAAACTAAGCGTGGGTACAATTACAACTACGCCCCGATAGAAGAGTGTTACGAACAACTTCAACCCGTATTAGCAAAGCATGGGTTCACTTTGTTACAGCCACTTACTTACGATGCTGAATTCAAGGCGTTGAGTGTGACCTCAATTTTGGGTTTTAAAAACGGAATTGAGTTAACAGGGGCCGCTCCAATTTTGCCACAGGATATGAGTAATCCTCAAAAAGTAGGCAGTTACGTAACCTACATGAGACGATATAGTGGGATATCTATTACAGGACTAAGAACCGCCGAAGAAGATGATGATGGGGCCGCAAACGTGACTCAACCCTCAGCCCCTCCAACGTCACCGAGTCAAGGAACTAAGACCAGAGTTAAGGCGAACTTTGATCCGAAGATGACTACCCCGCAGAAGAAAAAAGTTTATGCAGTATTAGGGAATATATTTGGACAGAATAAGGGAGCACAAACGGATTGTTTATTTGAATTAATGGGCGACAAGGTTCGATCCGAAGAAGGGGGAGCAACCCTCTCAAAGCTCACTGTTGGGGATGCCAGTAAACTCATTGAGAAGCTCACAAAAATAGAAGATGAAAAACCCAAAGACTTTGCACCACCTCCTCCTCCTGTTGACGACGATATTCCATTCTAGCTGTGACATGAATCGTTATTACAATCGATTATGCACAAGGTCCTGCCATGAAAGAGCGGGCGAGGTAGTATCTTTTAAACGGGTACAAGATAGCCCCGCACGATGGGAGTGCACATGCAAGATCAACACACAGATCGAAAGAACGTACTATCGCTTGAGCAACGGGACTGCAAGCGTCCCGGCTGTGACAAAAACTTTCGGACGCTTCCGCAAAGTGAGCAAATCTTCTGTTCCAACGGGTGTAAGCAAGGCGGAATCTTTAGCCCCGAAAAACGAGATAAGACAACTATCAAAAACCGCTTCAAATTCTAATTACACCGCTTTGGAAGAGGCCTGGTTTCTAGATGTCGGAATCTGGCGTTGATATCCCGAAGCTCCTCGCACAGCACACGCTCTTTCTTCACAAGCACTTCCGGACGCCTAGGTTCTGGGTTCGACTTCAAAGCAAAGCCTACAGTGAAGATTGCAGTCAGTATTAATAAGCCCATTTTTGTCTCCTTTATAACAAAAAGTGTCCCTTTTAGGGGCTAAAAACCCCTTAAATAGGGGCCTAGAATAGCTATGCACAGGAGGGTCCAAAGTGGTTGAATTGCGTGCTGAAATTGTATACAAGGTGTATATGGAAAAACGTACGTTTTCAGAAGAAGAGATGACCCTAGAGCTTGATAAGGCTAGGCGCTTGGCATGGGCTGACGGCTACCGACACGCGATGAGTGTGGTGCTTCACCAACAACAGCTTATCCTCGGATCTCTCAATCAAAGCCTGGAAGACAACAAGCCGAAGGACGGTAGTGATATATCTTGAGGCAATGGTTTGGGGTTGGATTTTGGTTTGTTTGATCTTTGGGTTGATGTGGTTTTTCAAGTGAATGTAACTGGCAATTAAGTATGGACGCGATTGATAAATTTTTGGAACGTGCTGAAAGTTATTTCAAAGCAGGGGAAAGGTACCCCGAAGATCGGCGGGTTAGCATGCCTCAGCATATGCAAATAAAACTCATCCAATTGGTGAAGCAAGCAACCAAAATAATAAAGAGCACGCAATCTTGTACGGCATGTAGCTGTAGGCCGTATAGCGAGGCGTATTTGTTTTTGGAAAAATGGGACGCAGAATTTAAGGAGTAGTTTGTTATGGGAGCGGCGGCTACGGGGGTTCGACTCCCTCGGCGCTAAGACGGGTCAAGGCTAATCGGGGAGAGACTAAATACTGGGCTGGTTACGCGATCCAGCCTAGCATAATGAGTAATGCCCGCCGTATAAATTCGGCCCGCTCCCTACTTAATAGGAGGTTAGGTTAACGTAACTATTGATTAGGTGAACTTAATTCTGGGTTAGGTTCGGAACATAATATGGAATTAGGTCTGAGACATAATGAGTAATTATATGATGCGATTCACATCCAATTTTGAAACAAAGGGCCCAGCGATGATCGCAGTCTATCGGCCTTCGTTTTTCCTCTTTCGATGGATCCTCCACTTCATTCACCCAGTACGCCACACTGCCGGAAACCATGTCTTTGACTGCAAGACCTTTCGGGGTATTCAATACGTAGTTAAGGAAATACGCCCATGGCCTTTGAAGAAGCAAACGATTGATCTGGGTGACGGAGACGCAGACGGTTATGGCGCAACACAGAAACAAGTCGGGAGAGTCAGCTGGTTGGGGCCTACCCCTCGCGCTGGTATAGTAGAAAGATATGTCAACCGCGCTACCACACGCAAATCTAGACTGGTACGTAAGACACGCAACAGCCACAATATACCGCGATCACGGCGACATCGTCTCAGTTGATGAGAAGAGAAAAGACCTTTTCAAATTTGGACAGAATCACGCAGCAGGCACCAGCGAAGCAACAGTTATGGCTTTTGCGGGCGATGAGACTGCGGAAACCTTCGTTTCCACAAACATCATTGACGCGGTCGTTTCAAGTAGTGGGAGCAACACTCAACAAGTTGTTATCGAGGGGCATACGATTTCTGGTACAGGCGAGGACATCGAATTGTCCTTTGCAATCCAAACTATCACCCTCAATGGACAAACCCCCGTAGCGCTCACAACCCCACTTGCTAGGGCTACTCGGATTTATACCCGCAGCACAGAGCTAGCGGCCGATTCCATTGTGTATGTGTATCAAGATAGCTCAGGCGTCACTAATGGCGTGCCCGATGATGACACAAAGATTCATGTGCTTTTAGAAGAAGACACCAAAGACAATACGTCTCTAAAAGCGGCCACAGCCATCTCTAACGTAGATTATGCGCTTATTCACCAGGCCTATTTTACGATCGAAAAAAAGCAGGCCGCTGCCGCAGATTTCAAGCTGAAAGTCAGAACTCCGGGCTGTCTTTTCCGAACCAAGTTCGAGGTCGGCCTCGACACATCCTCAAATAAGTTTGCTTGGATTAGCTTTGAGCCGCTTATCATCGTGCCTAAGAACTCGGACATCATAATTACAGCCACAGCCAGCACAACGGGCGTTGAGGTCGCTGCAGGCTTCCATTGCATCCTAGCGAAAGTCGTGGGGTAGAATAAAGCGTGGAAACGCCCACGCTACGTGCCTTTTACGAGGACTTCAAAAAGCTTCACTACCCCAATATCGAAGCCACCACCCACAAACAATACGATCACATAATTCGTAGATACCTGCTGCCTGAGTTCGGCGATAAGCCCATGGGGGAAATCAAGGATCGGGACATTGCCATATACTTCAATACGTTTGTGGATAGGCCCTACTTGGGTAACTTCATAATGCGCGTGCTAAGAAAGGTCTTCTCTGTCGCTGAGGACTACGAAGCTATTCCACGTGGAACAGCGCCGCGTATCAAATACCGTAGGGAAGAGCCTAGGACTCGATATCCCGATGATGATGAGGCTAAACGCCTGTGGGAAGCTGTTAGGGCGCTTGAGCCAAAAGACCCCATGTTTTCATTGCTCACCCAGCTTCTAGCGCATTCAGGGGCCAGGCCAGGCGAACTCGAGCAAGCTCAATGGGAATGGATTAAGTCTGACGGAATTCACCTACCCAAAGCCAAATGGAGGAAAAAGGGACGGGTTATCACGCTCTCAAAGGCTGCATTTGAGGTCCTAGACAGGGTTCCGGGGGAGCGCGTGGGAAACGTCTTTGAGGCTATGCCGGGGAGGCAATTTAATAAGACATTACGTTGTGCGAGATGGAAAAAGCTATTGCGAGTGGCTAAGATTGACGGCCTGCAGCAGAGAGACTTACGAAGATGGTTTGCCAGTTTAGCCCTTTCGAACGGGGTCCCACTAGAGGCCGTTGGTCAGCTTTTGGGACACAGAAGTGCAAACACAACCAAGATTTATGCGGTTTTGATGAAAGATGAGAGAAGCCAGGGAGTTGAGGCCGCAGCCGAAAAGCTAGCTAGAATTTTGGACCAAGATAAGGATCCCGCTTCCGAGGAATGACTCGCTCTTGTCCACAACACTGACAACGCAGCACAAGCCTTTCTTCAGAGGAAAACTTCTTCCAATCATGATCTTCCAAAAGGCAGTTGAAACGAGCAATTGCCCAAGAAACCCATTGGAAGGTCGCAACAGCCCATTTTAATAATTTATTCATTCTTATAGCGGCCGTACAACATCATCCAGGAGAGTTCTTCAGCGCGGCTTTTCACCTGCTTTGCCCACTTTGAGTCCATCATCTCTCTTGTAGCCCAGCCCCAATCCCTCGCCCTTATGGCGCGGTTTAGGCGCTTGAATTTCAGAAACCCATCCATACCCAAATTGAAAACCATGTTAGTAACGATGCTCTGCCTCACAGGGTCTAAATAGGGGAAGTAATCGAGATGCTTTTCACACGCTTCTTCGGCGTCGCTGATATCGTTTTGCAACAACATCTCAGCCTCATCAAGCGTAATTCCGATCCTATCCAGACATCGCCCATAACCAATCGTGAGGAGTCCCTCGGAATCTTCATACGGCATCAATCGCAGCCCCTCGTGCTTTTTGAGGAGCTTAACTACCAACTCGTGTTGTTTTATAAGACGACTTGTCATATTGATTCTCTTCGCATTGACCAGCAAAAAACTGTAGCCAATCGATATAATTTTTGAGTCGCTCCCATTCTATCGGCGTAAACAAAACGGACTTATCCAACTCCGTGAGGGGGATCTCCGAAACCTCCCCGCCTTGGGAGTCGCAGATCCCCGACATAGAGCTAATGTCCAGCATGCATATCTGGACATACGGTTTAGATCCCGCAATACGTGGGCTGGCGCAGCCTAGAGTGATTAGGAGTAGACCACTAGCGATTAAACCGATCAAACAGGCGCTTTGCAGCGGCCTTTTTTTCTTCCCTAGTCGAAGCACTTTCAGTTTGCTTCCTTATCGACTCATTCTTCTTTCGAAGTTTTCTTACATGAAGCCACCCAGTAAAGGACTTCACACCCTGGTCGATATATTTGGTTATGATCGGAACTAGTAAAAGCTGCGCCAGCCTAGACCAATTCATTTAACAGTAATCTTGCCACTTGTGATGGATCTAAGAACCGCAAAAACGCCAGAGACGATGACCATAAAAGTATCTGCGTTTCCGCTTACCCATCCGTTAACTTCAGGTAGAAAAGCGATGAGCGCCATAACTAAAGCGACCCAATTTGTTTTAGATTGCCAAGGTTTTTTTGTTTCCATAGTTCACTCCCTTTGAAAGTTATTATGAGACCCAAATCTTTAGAACGTGTGAGAAAATCATGCCGAATATAGCACCAAGTACGCCAGCCACAGAAGTCATAGCGATTGACCAGCCGATAACTCTGTTTTTCCAGCCAGTCAGACCGCCTACACACTCCCTTATGGCACGCATTTCCTTGTGGATCCCCACAAGGTCTTGTTTTACCCCTTCTTCAAACCTGTCGAGCCTTGCGTGTGCGCTATGTGCCTTTGACTCGGTTTTCCCTAAGTCCTTATACAGCGTTGGAATATCAATAGGTTGATCCGCCCGCATTGACCCCTCCGATCTTCAGTATATAGTATCGGCATGCAGCCAGTTTTTTTGCTTTGTGGCCCGCCGGGTTGTGGAAAAACCTGGATTAGTGAACAAATTCAGGACAGATTTAATTTTGTCGTACACGATGAGCACCCGATTGATGTTTATCCCTCAGCGCTTCTAAACGCATCCAGAGTCTCGGAATTGCCCATTTTAGGCAATGCCCCTTTTCGGTGTGGGGTAGTGATTCAGTACCTAAGAATCAGAAAAGTGGACTGCAAGGCAATTTACATCGTTGAACCCTATGACGTTGTAGCTCAGCGCTTTATCAAACGCGAGGGAAGAGAAAAGTTTTCCTCGTGGCATCAAAAGAATATTAGACACCAGAACAAACGAGCCGAGACCCAAGCGGATTTCAAGGGCACGGCTGACGAGGTTTTGGAATATATGAAAGAGGTCGTATGACAAAAGAAGTCTTTATAATCGCAGACATTGGGAGCAACCACAGAAAAGACCTGAAGACTGCGATCAAACAAATCGGGCGCGTCGCTGAGTGTGGCGTGAATGCAGCCAAGTTCCAACTATTTAGCGAACACGAGCTATACGGCACAGGCGAGAAGGCCCTATGCATGCCTGTTGATTGGTTGCCTGAACTCAAAAAGGCCTGTGATGCAAGCGGGATTGAATTTATGTGCTCAGCCTTCAGTGTGGAGGGTATCGAGAAGGTGAATCAATTTGTTTCAAAGCACAAGATAGCAAGCTGTGAAATGAAGCACGTTGATATGATTGAGGCAGCCAAAAAGTCTGGGAAACAAACGATTATCTCAAACGGCGCAGCCCATGTGGATGAGGTCCTTGAACTTCTCAATTACTGCGATTCCCAAGAGTTCAAACCGTGGATTTTGGAATGCGTCGCGGCGTACCCGGCCTCCCCGTATGACTACAACCTAACCGGCCTTCCCGAATACGAGGATCGCACTGGTAGATGCGGGTTGAGTGACCACACCACAACAACACAGCTTATCCTCCCCGCTATCCAGGGAGGGGCTTCGGTCTTTGAGGTTCACGCTGACTGCGTTCATGGGCCCAAAACCCCGGATAGCCCCGTCAGTCTCAACTACGTAGGCCTGGCCTTGTATGTAGGCTCTGTTAGAGAAGCCATGAAAAGGCATGAGAATGATTTAGAAAAACGCCCGATGCCTTCAGAGCAAGGAATCACAACTCAGCACAGAAGACGGCTCAAAATCACAAAAACCGTAATACCAGGCGAAACCCTCAAAAAGGGCCTAAATTATGGAATCTACAGGAGTAAGAAAGACGACGCTAAGGCCGGGCCTCCTGAGATGTGGCACATCTTCGAGGGTAAGCCGTGTAAGCAGCCTAAGAACCCGGGCGACGGGCTGTGGGTAGATGATATCAAGTAGTTGTGGCCGAAACCCAATCAATCGAACTCTTCAATAAGCAGGCAGAGGGGTTTTACTCAAAAGCAAGGATCCTCGCTTATGTCGGGGGTATTCAGTGTGGTAAAACGACTCTAGGCGGCATCAAGATGCGCTTTGCTATGGAACAGCACAGAAGCCCAGATGATTCTTTCATCATCGCAGCCCCTGATTACAAGACCTTGAATCAAGCAACCCTCCCAAAGTTTCTGAAATTTGTGAAAGGCTTTGGAGCCTACAACAAATCTGACGCAGAGTTTAAGGTTCATAATGGCGGGACTGTTTACATGCGCACAGGAACCCATCCAGAGAGTCTAGAGGGAATCAGTAACGTAAGACGCATTTGGGGAGATGAGGCAGGCCGCTTTTCCCGGTATTTCTGGGAGAACCTAGAAGGCCGTTCAGCCAGAACTCAATGCCCCATCGATCTCACCACAACCCCCTACGCCCTCAACTGGCTTAGCGACATGTTTGATCATTGGAAGGACGGTAAGCGAGATGATGTCCAATTTGTTCAACTCAGGTCCATTGATTCGCCCTACTTCCCACAGGAGGAATTCGAGAGGCAGAAAAAGCTGTTAGATCCCCGCCGTTTCCGGATGAAATACATGGGTGTGTTTGGGAAGATGGAAGGGCTCGTTTATCCAACGGTTGAGTTCACCCCATCAATCCAGCTTCCAAGAGACACAAGGTATTATGCGGGGGTGGATTGGGGATATCACCCAGACCCGTTTGCCCTGGTTATTCGGGCAATAACCCCGGTGGGGCACCATTTCAGGGTTGCTGAATATTATTCGAACTTTAAAACAATAGACGAAATGGTTCAGATAGCGATAACCCGACAGGCGCTATACGGAATTAGGGCCTTTGTTTGTGATCCCTCACAGCCAGGATATATCGAGTCTTTTAACAAAGCGGGCCTTAGGGCCGTCCCCGGTGAAAACGACATTGATCTTGGAATAAGTAAACACCAGTCTTTAATAAAAACAGGTAGATTCACGGTATTTGAGGACATGAACCCCATCGGGAAAGACGAATACCAAACGTACCACTACCCCGAAGAGCGAGAGCTGAACACAGACGAAAGCCTCCCCGCAAGA